TAGGATCAGGACGATACTGTGGTTCCGGCTGTGGTGCAATTTGTACAGGAGTTTCTTCCTCTTGTAAAGGCTGTGGCCGAAAGTTCTTTACTTTCTCGGCTTTCAAGGTTGCCTGGGTTAAACGCTCTTGCGCCTCCATTACCTTATCAGTATCCCCAGAATCATATGCTTCACGGTATGCCCGCTTGGCCGCGTCCATCTCCAAAGAAACAGCTTTTTGAACTGTAGCAAGTACGTTCTTCTCACTGTTATTAAGGTTGGACTTCAGGCGCTGGTTCTCCTGCATCATCTTCTGAGCAAACGCAACAGCCTCTTGCTGCTCTCGCAAAGCGTTCTCTTTCTCACGGCGTTCATCGTGAGCCAGCTTCTTCATCTGGATTAGCTTCTTCTTTACTTTTGAAGAGTAATCCTCAAGCTCATCGTTATAGAGCTCTTCTTTTACTTTGTCCGGCAAAGGCGGTTTATTCCGGTCCTCTGCTGGCGTGTTGTCTTCTACGTCAATGATGATCTGCTCATCAGTTTGATCGTCGTCTGTGGTGACCTTAACGTCATCCTGCTCATCGGGGAATTTAAATTCAGCCATGTCGTTCCTTATTTACGGCGGATACCGCGTGGATCGTCTACTACTCCCTCAACAGAATCGTCATTGATCACACGGAATTCTTTGCCGTGAATGACCAGTCGCGTTCCTGAGTTGGGTCGAATCAAGATAAAGTCACCCTTCTTGCAATATGGGCCTGACGGGAATCGGCCGGCGTCCTTATAGCAATCTGGGCCCATGTCTACTACAAACAGCACAGTAGTCAGGGTTTCCTCAATCATGATGGTTTCTTCCGCTTTTACGAGTCCGGACTCTCCATATTCCTTTTCAATCTCTGGGATCGCACAAAGGATTCTGTAACCAGATGGGCGGGGAAGTTGTTTAGCCTTCTCCTCTGGCTTTGTGTTCAAGATCTTGGATAAATCCACGGCCTTGGTTATGTCGAGATTAGAAATCTCACTCGTCATCGTCATCGTGATTGACTCTTTCTTGTAGGTCTATGATGTATAAACGTGCAGTGAGTAGACCTTTAACCTCTCCGCACATCTTCTTGTACTCCGCAAAGTCTTCAGCCTTGCCATCGGCTATTGACATTTGGAGTTGGGATACTTTGTCATCTATCTTTGACGATAGAAGTTTTAAATACTTGTCGATCATTGTTTGCCCTTCATCATGCTAGCAATCAATTTGCTCTTTTCTGTCTGAGCGTCTTGAGCTAACTCCATCTGATCTTTCTGTATCGTGGCCTGTAAGCGCGCCATATCAACCTCCTTCTGGGTCATGATCCGCTCGCGCTCAATCTGCTGCTGCGACTGCTTAAGCTGGGCATCAGTCATATCCTTCTGAGCCTTACGCTGCGCCTCTTGGCCCTTGATCTGCAACTCAGCTTGCTGCATCTGAATCAGCGGATCTTGTTGCATCTGCTGAGCTTGAGCTTGCTGGGCCTGGGCTTGGTTGTTCTGCAACAGCTGAGCACTTGCCTGTGCAATAAGCTGAGACAACTGAACTTCCACATCCTCTGGCAACTTCTCCTCTGGACCGGGCAACGGCACACCCATTTGCTTCTCAATCAGCTGTCGGTAATGGAAGCCCAAATGCTCAGCAATGTGCGCTTGCATAGACGCCATGATCATGTTGGCTTTTGGATTCTGGCCAATCGTTTGCATGATCAGTGGGTCTTGCATGAACGTTGTATGCGTAGCTATGTGGGCCTGCTGGTCCTGATAGATAAACGCCTTCATTGGCTCGCCCTTCAGCGCGGCCATGTTCTCGCTCACTGGGTCTTTTGGTGTCTCGTCATCAGGCAATGGCACCAGCTTCTGGGCATTCTTAATCCCAAGGACATCCAACATCTGGCGGTGCAGCTGCGGCAGGTCATAGATCTGTGGCGCTTGCTGGGCCAGCTGGATCACCGCCTGATATTGAACAATCTTCTGCGCCATCGTGGCCGCATTAGGATCGCTCACAGGAATCACATCTACCAAGTCGTAATCAGACTTCTTGGCTTTGCGGGTTCCCTCTTCAGGCTCATAAGAATACTCATCAGGAGTGAAGTCGCGGATGATGTCTCTCAGGAGTGCCAGCTCTTGCTTGAAAGAGTAATGAATCCGCGCCTGTACGGCCGTCATCACCTTCAGCGAACGCTCAAGGATTGCCAATGTCGTTCCCACTGGCGAATTGGCCGACATATCAGCCACTTGAATGTCAGCAGCCGATGCAAACTTACGGCCCTCGTCAACGATCTTGTCCAAAAGACCAGCCAACACTTGTGACGGCTCTTTATATGGCAGCGCCATAATGTTGTCGGCAATCGTCCCGCTTGGAACGTCCACATCGCGCCACTCTGCTGGCCCAATCGGGGTGTCGTCTCCCTTAACCCGCAAACCTCGTGTCTTAAATCCACCGGGCAAGTTGGCCAGCGTCCCCGCATCCACCAGTTGGCGAAGAATCGACGTACCAGACTTGGCAAACGCGCCTACCAAGTGAATCAGGCCAAAACAGTAGAAGCCAAACCCAGGCACATAACCATAGTGAACGTAGTGCTGGCGCTTGGTGTGCAGTTTGTCGCCCTGCTTCCAGTTTCTGCGGATAGCCAAACACTTCATGCTTCCATATTCAATGGTCACAATGTAAGGAAGTGCAATTCCCGTAGGCTCGCCGTTTTTATCGGTGTGCTCGTAGCCGGGCAGGTCAAGCTCGACGTTCATCTCAAGCAGTTTGTAGCGGTCATCCGACAAAGCTCGGAATCCCATCTTCTCTGCAATCTTTTTCTCCACCTCATCAAGAGAATTGTTAGGCTCACCCAAGTCAATATCGGCATAGAACCCGGCAACCTGTAGTTTCCTCAGTTCGTTCTCTGTCTTTCGCATCACATGGGTAACGCGCGGAGATGTTTTGATGTCAGACGCCCCATAAGGCACCACCAAATCCTCGGCCGGCACAAAAATTGACGTCTGGCGGTCAAAGCTCGGGTCAAAATACACCTTCTTAAAGGCATTACCCGACAGACCCAGACCCCAAACCATCCTCTCATGCTCTGGCCGGAACTCGGTCATCACATCAGTCAGTTGATAGTTCATGTCGTCCTGAACACGGGTCGCAGCGTCCTTCTTCTCTTGGGTTTCCTTGCCAATAATCTGCGTCTTCACAGGACCGGCCGCAGGAAACGTGCTCATCATGATCTCGGCCTGGAACTTAACCAGCGCCTCTGACAATAACGGGTGGTAAACACCGCAAGCACCAATCCAAGGATCAGCCCTCTCCTCAATCTTCATCCCCAAAAGCTCCAAACCATCTACATAGGTCTGCATCCAGTCTTTTCGGGAGTTGACATCATCGTCATAGTCGCCAACAAGGTCAGTGACAATCCCCGTCACCACGCCACTGTCTAAATAATCCACCAAGTTAACGTCAAAATCCTCTTCTTCTTCGCCGTCAATCTTGATTTCCATGCCGTCAATGTCAATCGTCACCTCTTCAGGGTCAACAATCTCAATCTCAATGCCGCCATCGCCTTCTTCTTCAGGCATCAGGGACTCAAGACCCTCTGGGGCAGCGTAAAGTGACTTCTCAATAGACATATCTATCCTTAGTAATAAGAAACTTTGCGTCTAAACGAACGAACTTCGTCCTCTTCGTCCGTCTGCAAACGTATAAACCCGCCTTTTCTGAACCTTATCAAAGCCTGCGTGGCCGAGTCAACCAAGTCATCGTGATCAGAGTTAGGAAATGCAGCCATCTCCTCCATCACTTCGTCAGCCCAGCGCGTGGCCGGTGCCCAAACCTTACCACTGGCAAATAAATCAGATACAGAATTGATCCTCACCATCTTATCATTCCCCCTAGACGGCGTAAACTCCTGCACAGGGATCCCCATCGCCCTCAATTCATAGATCAGCGGCGCACCAGACGCCTTCGCTTCAACAATAAACGCATCAGGCTCCCACTCTTTATAGTGGTTAAACGCCTTTTCCTTCAGTTCAGGGAACTCCATCCTCCTTTTAAACGCATCCAACAAAATAACGTTCGCGTCATTTTGGTTCTCGTTCAAATAAAACACCCCCCATGTCGTACACGCAGAGTAGTCTGACCTCTCATTCTTCGTGAACGCCGTGTCCCAAGACTGAATCACAAACTCGCACTTCGGCGGGTCCTCTTCTTTCCACTCTTTCCACCACTCCCTCTTAACAATCGCACCTTGCTCAGAGGTCGGGCTCTGCTGGTACTGGGCGTTCCACTTGGCCGCAGGCAGTTCAGATCTCAGCGCTTCAAGTTCCTCCAAACTCCAAAACTCTGGCCACAAAGGATTGCCACTCGGAAGGATCGCAGGGAAGTCAATTACCTCCCAGTCGTCATTACCGTCCTTCTCTATCGCAGACTGGAGGATCCTTCCCGTCAAATCCCTCTTGGCCCACCTCGTCATCACAACAATGATCGCGCCCCCAGGCTGCAAACGCTGCCGAGGTCCTGACGTATACCACTCATACACCTTGTCAAACACCGATGGATCCCCGGCCGCTAATGCCGCTTCTTGTTCAGAATGAGGATCATCAATGATCAATAGGTCAGCACCCTTACCCGTCACAGTACCCCCAACCCCGATAGCGAAGTACTCTCCATTTTTATTAGTAGACCACCGCCCCGCAGCTTTACTGTCCGACCTCAAGTTAACATTCGGGAATATCCTAGAGAACGGCTCACTGGCTACTAAGTTCCTCACCTTACGCCCAAAACCCACCGCCAGCTCCGCAGTGTTCGAACACTGAATAATCTTCTTACTAGGGTCCCGCCCCAAGAACCACGCCGGCAGCATATAGCTCGCAAACTCAGACTTCGTATGCCGAGGAGGCATATTGATGATCAGGCGTTTAATCTTCCCCGTAGCAATCTCCTCAAACTTCTTTGCCATCACCTTATGGTGCCGCCCATCGATAAACCCCGGCCACATCGAATGAGCAAACTTAATAAAGTCGTCAAAAGCCTCCTCCCTCTGTTGGCTCGCTTCTAACGCATCAAGATCATCAAGATACGCCGCCTGCTCATTGGACGGTAAGGTAAAGAACTTCTTAGCGGAAGCTTCAGCCTCTACCGCCGTTATAGACAAGGCATGGGTAATCCTCCTGACAAACAGGTCGTGCTCCTCCTGCATCTCCATCTGTTGCTTCTTATTTACCACAAGGACCCAATGCAGCTAAGTAGTCTTTCTCACTGGGCATCCTCTTAGGCTTCTTCTCTGGCTTTGGCTCAGGTTTCTTCTCAGGCTTCTTCATGGCAAATTCCTCAAACTAATATAAGACGGCCGAACACTACGCGCAGAATTCTTTGCGCGCCTACATATCCCCAGCTCACAAAGCTTCTTCACAACCCTGTGAACATTCCCCCTACCCCTATCCCCCGTATGGAACATGATGTCATCTATCGACGGCCCATACCCAAAATTCTTCCAGTACTCATCAATCACAAGGAACACAGTCCTCTGCTTCTCAGTCATACACGCCCCCATACAAGCATCTAACGTTTTCTTAAACGGTTTTTTGTTCATAGAAATCATTCACTTCCACTTTAACAGCTGTTAATGTCAAAACCACTTTAACAGCTGTTAATGTCAAAAATATACCCCCCGCCCCTTTGCATACACAAACACATAGGGGGGGTCACGGCTTATCAAAGTCCTCAACGGTGTCAGGATTTTTAGAGGGGGTACCCACCTTTTTTGATGGTGATTGAATGTCAGAAACAGTATGTGGTAGGTCGGGCACGGCGCACACGGCCTCTGGCTGGCCCACCCGTCCGGTGGGGTCAGCGCCTAGCGCATCCGACAAAGCCCCACCACCTTTAATCTCCTGCATCAATGTCAGTGCATCATCTGGCTTGGCCTGTACATCAGACACTGTGCCCAATCGCTCTAGCAGTCTTGTGCGAATGTCAGTGCTCTTGTGTACTGTCGTAACCTCCTTGCGCTCAAGGAATGCTCCCACCTCAAACAACTGCCCGATAAGCTGGAGCGCCTTCATGCGCTGTGCTGGTGGAAAGTCCTCATCAAGGGAATGCTGGACTAGCTGTTGTACCAGTAGTGCCTTCAACTGAATAGGGTTTCGGTGTTTCTCTGCCTCTAATGCCAGCTGATACGCCTCGACCTCACGGGCTATGCGCGGGTCACGAGCAAGCT